TAGTTGATCGCGCGGCGGACGCCCGCGAGGGTGTCACCGAACGCGGCGAGGGCGGCGTTGCAACCTCGGCAGACGAGCCCTCGGACGATGCTGGTGTCATGGCAATGGTCAACGCAGATGTTTCGGGGCGAGTTGCATATCTCGCACCTACCGTTATTTCTGGACGCCAACCGCTCGTAAGCGGCCTTTGTTATCCGGTAGCGACCCCATAGGTTTTGCCACCGTTTGCTGTCTGATTTGCTGTTCACGCGAGGGGCGGTTGATCCGGCCCCGCCGCCGCAGCCTGCTCATCCGGGGAGGGAGGCTCGGAAGGCGGCGCGGCTGGCGGGGCAGGGGGCGGGATCATGTAGGGCTGGGCATCAATATCGAGACTCGCCGCCCAATCCCTCATCAGGGCGTTATAAGGTTCTGTCATCCCTGCTCCCACCAACTGCGATACCATCGGCCCCAACGTCTGCACCGCCATCTGCATCTGCTCAACGCGCGTGGATTTGTTCGGTTTCCGCGCGCTCCCCGCCTCAACTCGGAAAATAAAGTCTCTTGTAAGGTCGATGAGGTCGGTCTTCATCACCAAGTTTTGCCAAGCGATTGCACCGGTTGGCCCCAGCACAGACGCAACATCACCCGGCTCAAGCAACCACCGAGCCGCGAGAGCCTCCCTCCGCGCTAGCGTGGACATGGCGTCCTCAAGCGTGTTACTCATGTTGTCGGGCCGAATACTGATGTTCTCGCTCTTGATCTGCGCCTCGCTGGCACTTCTGAAAGCCGAGCGAGTTGCGCCGTACATGAGTTCGGTAAGCCCCGTTCGTTGGGCAAACATCTCACTGACCGACTCGATGACGCGCCAAACGTCCTGCGTCATGGGTGGCGGCTGGAAGACACTGAGAATGTCGCCTACCCCACGCCCGAGAAGTTCGGACATTTCGATGATTTTGAACCCGCCCTCACTTGGCGCGAGCAGTTGGTCTTTGATCGTCTGGTCGGCCGCCTTCTGGCAGGCAACGATGGTTTCGCAACTTGTCGCGAGCCGGGTCGCCGCAAACGACATTGCCCAATTCAGGAATCGCAATTCCCCGATAGCGGGCCGGATGTGCGAGATCGGGTACGAATACCCGGGCTTCCAATGGAAGCCGAGCGGCGTAAACGGCCACCCGCCCGGATCAACGTAGAAGGGGATGGGCCACGAGGTCTTGGTAATGAGTTCGTCCGAGACTCCCGCTTCTTCCGGCTGGTCGATCAATTCCGGGGGCATGTTCAGGGGGCGGTCAACACCCTCGCAGATCACGAGGTAGCAATATTTGCCGAGCCCGTCAAAGGTTCCCTTGAACTGCTTGGGGGCGTTCTTGAAACGATCCCCCATCCCCGTCTTTGACCAAATCTTGTAGTAGGTAATGAGTTCGTTCGTCGCCTCGACCTTGCCCTTCCCCTTGGGCTCCTTGCCGAGTTTCACCTCACGGCCGCTGTCGAGGTGCTTCTTCAACTCCTCCTCGGAGATGCCGTACTCCTCCGCGACTTGCTCGATGGGATGCACGCACTTGCGGGCACACCAGAGGATGTCATCCATGTTGTCCCAATCGGGATCAACGAGGAAGTTGTCCACCGTATCGTAAAAAGACCCGACCATGCGGATGGGCGGCCGGGACTCATCGCCGGAAGTCTCCAGCGTGACCAGTTCCGTCCACATCACCCCCATGCCTTTCATCAAGGCTTCCCGCACCCACTTCTGCCCCTGCCGCTTCAGGTCGAGTTCCTGCGGTGTCCAAGACAAGTATTTCTCAAGGAGCATCGCGGCGGCGCGGCGCATCTCGCTCCGCTTCTTCTCCTCCATGGTCATCTGGAGGATTTGCATTTGTTCCGGCGTGATGGCCCCCGGGTTCATGGCGAGGGCTTCAACGTCTATCCCGAACGCGGCTGGCGGAAGATCGGGATGCTCCTGAACCGTCACCGTTCGGGTGGGGTTCCGGTGGTACATGACTGCCCCAAAGATGTCGAGCAGTTCAAAAACCTTGTTGACCTGAATTCTAAAATTGGGGGGCTGGATAGAGTTGGTAAATCCCTTCTCACCCCGCGCATACGAATCCTTCCACATCCAGTTGTGTTCCGCGTCGAAAAACATCGCTGCTTCTTTAGCATCGTCAGCGAAGCATTTCTTGTACGCTACCGCAGCGTTGAGTTTCTTAACCCAAACGCGGGTCAGGTTCCGCAGAACGTCACTTGCCGTTGACATTCTTAATTCCCTTCACGGGCTTTTCTTCCTCCGCGTCCTGCCACGCTCCCAGCACATCGACCGCCCGCTGGATGTCCTGCGTGATCTGAGCCAACTCCCACGCGCCGTCTGCGCCCCAGTGCTTGGACTCAAGCCAGCCGGGATCGTCTTTGTGGTGGACTGACCGGCGGTCTACCCAGCCGGACGGGGTAAATACCAAGATGTCGATGGTCGTTCCACCGGGACGCTTGTAGACGAACCCAATGGTGGCGTTGGCAAAGTTTTGCCGGTCAGTCGAATACAGCACGATGTCCCCAGCGCGGGGAATCGGCATCTCCCATGTCTCACTCATTTGTCACCTCCAGACATTGGCCCCAAGTTTATGTAACCCGGGGTGTCTAGCCCTAGGTTTTTACGGCGGCGTTCCACCCATTTCAGCCACCACGGGTCGGCCTGCTTCGGGGCGGGAGGCGTGTGATACCGGGGCCGATAGGCAAGAAGGTACTCCAAACACTGGACAATGTGACATTCTCCACGGGTATTCGGGGCATCGGTGACAACTGGGACGCCGGAAACATAGTTCACCTTCTTGCGGTACCTTTTGATTTCCCTCTCCAAATCCGGCACTGCGCTGGATAACACCCGCAGAAACGGGGTGCCGGACTGCGGGCGAACGTACATTCCGACTCGGGTGGCTTCGGTGCGGGCCGGTATGTCATCACATCCAGCAAGAAAACTTGAGCCCGTGATCTGGCTGGAGATGCCCCGCTTGATGAGTTCCTCTGTGTACTGCTCGCTGGGCAGCCGACCGGAGCCGATGTCTCTGATCCTCGCCCCGTGGGCGTCGATGATAAAGGCGTGGAAATTGTGGTCGCGAACTTTCTTGTCGAACTCCTCGCCAAACACCTTGGCATTGCATTGCCTGAGATAGAGTTGGTCATAGAGGAGAACCATGTCATCGGACGGCGGGACGGCCGCGAACAGGACTGCGGTGACGGTGTGGCCCGGGTCAATGATGGCGTATCGAGTCCAGTTTTCGGGGACTTGCCCGTTCTCCAGTGCATCGCGGGGGAAGCCGTGTACCGCCATGTCGAAGTTGGGGTACATGAGAACCGAGTCAACGATGAAGTCGCCTTCGGCTCTCTGCCGCAGTGTGTCCTGACCGATGGCTGCCCACCGGGCGATGGATTTCTGTTTTTCAACGGCATCGAGGAATGGGTTGTCCAAGAACCGCAACTTGAACGCCCGGATGTGGGAGTCTTCGCCGTGCAGTGCCTCTTGCTCCTCGGCCCGCTCCTTGAGCCCGAGCAGCGCGTTATTCGTGCTGTGCGGCATGGCTGACCAGCACATCTTCCCCTTCCGGTCTACCAAGCGTGCTTGGAGTTCCGGCACCCAGTTCTCGTTGTTAATATCCTCGTCGATGTGTACCCGTGAGGCGGAAAAACCTTGTACGGGCTCTCCCTCGCTGGAGAAGAAGTAGATCGTCCAGCCGGTGTGAAGCACCGCTTGCTGGATGTACTGAGCAGACTTCAGCACCCACGACTTGCTTTTGACTAACCGCCGTGGAATGAGGGGCGGTGCGGGGCGGGCCTCAAAGAACCGGTCACTGTCAGTCGCCGGGTCGAAAACCCGCCACTCGCCGGTCTTTAGGTCTTTGATGATCTTGAACGCCCCGTCGCGAAACAACATCGGGTAAACGACCAATCCGATGTGTTTGTAATCTTTTCCGACAATAATGAGCGTCCCGTCTTTTTTGGGATACTTGTTGTACGGGTCTTCCCCGCAAACGGCCCGGGCATCCTCCACGAACGTGCAGAGAGATTTCCCCGAGCGATTACCACCGATGACGAGGATTTCACTCGCCCTGCACTGGTGGACTTGTTCCTGCATCGGCGTCGGGCGGTAGAGCCTCAACGCCTCCAGTTTCCGTTCCCGTATCTCCGATTGCAGTTCCTTGATCTTGTCCTTCTGGTGCTGCGTCAGCGTCGGAATTAAGGGAATCTTGGGCGGGCTTTGCGGGGGGTGCTTCCTTGGCATCAATTACCAACCTTTGTGAAATTACTGCCTGCCGGAACCGGTCACGCAGTTCGTTTTCCAGTTCGTCCTCTGTCCAGAGCGTCAGCGGTTTCTTTGCCCCGCCAGCGTCTACGTTAACGCTGATGAGTCGAGTCACAGTCTCCAGCAACTTGTTGCGGGTGCTGGTGCCGGGTTTGGCGTCGTAATACTGCTTAACCATGATGGCCGCGAAACCGGCCACACCCCCGAAATACTCGCAGACTTTCTCCACGAGTTCGGCGCTGTGGGGGATGTTGCTGCCGCCCGCTTGGGCCAGTTTTGCGTATAAATCCACCCCAGCCGTTTCTATGGCCCTCAGATTGGCCTTACGCTTGGAAGCGGCCTTTTTAACGGCCAGCCTTCTCTCGGCCTTGTGGCAGGCAAGGCAGACGCCTGTGAGCCCATCCCGCTTGTGGTGGAAGAAGTTGTCCCGGGTGTGGGGATACTGATTGCCGCAGCGGATGCAGACCTTTTCCATGGCCCCTAAATGATAACAGCCCGCCGGGTTTTCCGGCAGGCCGTTACCATTGCGGTGTGTGTCAGTTGGCTCACGCGCCGGTGACTGAATCGCCAAACAGGTTGACACGGATCATCGTGTCTGCCGTCGTGGAAGACGCTGCCGTGCCGAGATGCGATCCGACCGGCGTGCCGGTGCTGCGCTGAACCACTTGGCCGGTCGTACCCGAGATTTCGACCGGGCGACCGGCGGCGACGGCGGCAGCCGTGGTCTTGATCTGCGTCGGCCCCTTGACCACAAGCCACACGATGTCGTTCACGCGGACGGTACCGGTGAGGTACTCGTCAAGAATACCAATCGTCAGGCCGTTCGTGTTCACATCGGTCGTGGTCGCGACCGCCGAGAACTCGGTCAGGGCCGGGACAGCATTGCCCGCCGCACTGGTCGTGCGGAAGACATACGGCCGACCCGAGTTGGAACTGGCGTCGAGAGCCGAGGAGCCCGTGTAGCGAGCCGCCACGCAGTAGACGAGACGGTTGCTGTTACGAGCGCCCGTGGTTGGGTTTACATCTTGAAAGACCTTGATGGCCCCGACCAGTTCGCCACCCGCGATGGGATTGCCAGCGCCGTCGAGTTCGATCACTTCGCCTTGCAGCATCGTGCGACCACGCGACCAGCCCGGATCGGAGAAGATTGAAGACATGCTTTGTTTGCTCCTAAGTCAGAGGTTCAGATCAGGCGATGGGCGCGAGAAGGAAGAAGTTTCTCGGGCTCTTGAAACGGAAGTTGCCGAGGGTCGAGCAGGCGTACCTGAACGCCTGTGTCTCCTCTGAAAAGTACGGCCCTTCGGCCATGAACAGTTGGTCTTCAAGGCATCGGAGTTCCATATTTCCGATGCTCATTCCGAATCCGAGGCCGTTCGGAACCGCCGCCTCAGTCGTGATTTCCACGCCATCCTGTTCAAACACATCGTTGTAGCCAAACTGGCGAAGACCGTTCTCGCGGGTGACGAGGGCACGCTCCTTCGACTCCAGAAGGTTCAGGTAGCCGATGAACAACTTGCGGTCGAGAACCACCATGTCGATCTGGCTCTCTTTCGTGTCGTTCCTTTTGCATTGATGGATGCCTTCGCGCGTTGCGGCGATTGCCGTTCCGTTGTTACCGTCCCACTTCCCCGTAGCACCCGGGAAGGAGGTCGAGGTGTAGTTCACGATAATGGGCGAGTAGAAGTCAAAGTCTTCGGTGACGGGCACATCGGGGAACACGCCGCGATCTGCTCCGACTGCGGGACGAAGGCGACCGCCGCCATACGCACCGAGAGAAGTATCTAGGCCCGCGTAGTTGTCCTGCGGGAACCCGAACTTGTCCGTGGCGTCTGCGGTACGGGCCACGGCCGGATTGGTCACGGTGATCTGACCGGAACTACTGTTGATGGTCTGCGCCGTTCCGCTGCTGTTGCTGTACCCGAGGAACGAGAGCATCCCGTGGAAGAAGTTCTCGTTACCACTGGCGTTACCATCGACGTAGGGCTGGTACGCGAGGTACTGCTCCAGAGACTCCTGAAGACGCTGGGCCATCTGCGAGGCCACGTTGACGAGAGCCGCCTGACCACGGTTCTCTAACAACTCCCGGCGGTAGATAAGGTCGGTTGTCGTGAACCCGCGCCACGGAAGTTCGGCACGCTTCCACATGTTCACGCGATTGAATGTTCGGGGAGTGTCTCCGGTATTACCCGTTACCGGGGCGTTGCGGAAACGAACATTCCAATCAAAGCCCCGCCCGTTCTGGTTCATCAAAATGTTCCCGCTGGCTTCCAGCATCGAGAACACTTTGAAGCGACGAAATACGGCAATTTCTTCTTCCCGCGTGTGCTGGACGATGGTCGTAGCAATCGCGCGAGCCCAGTCGTTAGGGGAGGCCATGTCTTATTAACCTTTCTTATTCAAGACCCATGCCGTTTAGATTGGACAGCATCCTGTCCGCAAAACTCATGGGCTTCTTGGGGGTTCGTGAGTCCGATGCCGGGTTCGCCCTTCGCGGGGCTGTTCTGCGTGCCTGATTTCTCAGGAAATCCATGTTTTGCTGTGCGGCCGAGGGCTGTTGGGCCACCGGCTGCGGTTGCTGCGGGACGGTTTGGGTTTGCTGCGGGGCTTGCTGCATCAGGTTTTGGAGATTGGCAAGAGCCAAGTCCCGCTCAACCATCGCGGTCGCATAATCCCAGCGGGCTTTGGCACCATTGATGCCTTGGCCCCTTGCGTCCTCAAT